AACATATCCTTTACGTGCTCAATTGCTTTAATTGCGCTATTATCATCATCGTTAAAACCAAATGCATTGCCAACACATTTAATGTTTTCAACAATTGAATGTCGCTCTTCAAATGGCATAAATGGCCGACCTTTTTTACGCGTCAACCATTCATCGCTATTTACACCAACAACTAAAATATCGCCAAGTTCTTTAGCCGCTTTAAAATAAGCAATGTGTCCGGAATGCAATGGATCAAATCCACCTGTTACTACTACAACTCTCATTTTCTTTGATCCTTCATCATATATGTATATACAAAATTAGTTTGTTCTGAAGCTTTCATGTTTTGTTTTCTTTGAGCAATATGAGGATGGACCCACCAATCTTCATAGTTCTCTGCTTCAGACATTGCAGCATCTGGTACCATTAATACATATCCAATTTGAGACAATAATTTACGAGATTCTTCTCTAAATTTTGGTCCCCACCAGCACGCGTTGTGCTGAAATTGAATTACCATAAACTCATTTACATTAAATGGAATTTTATTTAAAACATCAAGCGAAGCAGATTCTGCATTAATCCGTAAAAAGTCAGTATAAGTTTCTAAACAATTCATTTTAAAAAAGAGTTTATAATCAATTTGAGCTGCGTCAGCATTTAATATTTGTGTATTGCGTTTACGAGAATGCTGATAACAAAAACGATCATTATTATCTATTGATATTCCAGACCAACCAAACGACTCTTCTAATAATGCTGTATTATTAAAGACATAAGGATCACCAGATCCTATTTCAATAAATGTACCATTTCTTTTTCCATCAAGAACGGACAAAACAAACATATCTTGAAAATGTCGCGAATAATTTCTTTTAATATCTTCAATTCCTGGAAATGAAAATTTATAATCATCTTTTTGATCTTGAGTATATGATATTGTGCTTGGATAACCAGATTGTTTAATCCAACGATCAATCATATCTTCATGAGCTTTATCATGGCGTGTTTTAAATTTAAAATCAAACAAATAATTTTTTGAATTATCAGAACCTTCAACTTTCCACTTTGAAATGGCATGAACAAATTTTAAAGCCCAATCGCCAGGATAATCTAAATCTGGGTCGTGTTTAGCATTATGAGCGCATTTAAGTCCTTGTGTAGACATCATATAAGCTTCTTGCCATTCATGTCGATCTGCAAGCCACTTTGAATAAGCATAATATGCCTCGGGCATTTCAGGCATAGCGGTAAGAGCATGCCTAAAAATACTTCTTACACTAATATCACGATTTCCTTCGCGGTGATAGATAAGAGCCATAAAAATTAAAGATTTATATTGAATAAACTTTTCTTCTTCAGAATCTTCATTGCTATTTTCAGCCGCTCTCATATAAAAAGTTGCTGCACCAGCTCCTTGTTCAAGCTTATCATATTCACGAGCAAGAGCATAAAGTTTAAAAGGATTTTGATAATCTAAAACCGCTTCATTTAATGCATGTTGAATCATCCTTCACCTCTCAAAAAACTCATAAACACATTTTGTGGCATACGTAATATATATGAACAATTATCGCAAACGCCAAATGAGATTAAAATATCATTACCATAAAAGGCAGCACCTACTGCAAATTCTACTGTATAGTCAATGCTTTTTGCGTGATCGTGTGCATTACCCATAAAATAAAATGGTTGGGATCTATGAACTATATTCCATTCTTCGTCCCACACTACAATTCTATGCTGATAACTTCCATCTTTACGATTAAATGGATCTTTATAAAGGCTTGTTTCATGAATAAAGGCCATTTTATTTCCGTTACTCATATTTAAAACCTGAGATCCGCCTCTCATATCAGGGGCAAAATTATATATTTTTTCTGGATCGTAATGAACGTCAACACACGTGCCATCTTCAATATTATATTTGACAACTTGAACTGGATTAGACCATTTTACAAAATGATATGGCATGTCAAGAATAGGCATCCAATTCTTTTCGCAATAACTACTGTCTCCATTAGGAGCTGGAATTGGATATCGACCTATTTCTTTCCATTCACCATCATGAAACTCAATTTCTTGAAGTTCCATACGACCCTTTCCTTTATCATCATAACAATCACGACGAACACCACAAAGAAAAAGTCTATCATCCCATTTAAAAAGTCGAGCATCTTCTAAACCAATAAAGTTCCATGTCGGTTTAGTATCAAATTCTGAAGTATTTACTCGGCCTGCATGAACAAGATTCATATTTGAATCAAATTCAGCGACAATATTTGTTGTTTTTAAAGCTACATCGTTTTGAGGATGCACATAGACTAAAGGACCCCAAGTGTGGGGAAACTTTTTAGCTTCTGAATGATAAAGAATATAATTGATGTGTCGAATATTTACAAGGATTTTTCCATCATTCACATAGATAGAAGGATTCATAATCCCTTGTTCGTTTCCACTTATTTCTTTTGGAATTATAATTGGATGTATAGATCCGCCGCGCTTAAGAGCGTACGTAGTCAACCCACCCATATGCAAGTCGTGCATTAGTCCTCCATAATAAAATCATAATATAAAGAGCCTTTAACCTGTAAAAGCTCTTTTATTAATTTGATTTCTTTCAATTTTGCGGGCAATTGCCGCATCAATTTTTGACATTTGCTCGTCAGTTATGGCTGCTTCTAGCCAATCAATAATAGTACTTGAAGTTACATCGTCAGTTGCAATAAAGTCTGATACAGCGGTGTTTGTTGGATCTAACTCTGTAGTACCGACATAAGTAGCAACATTGTCGCTAATATCGGTACCTGTTTTTTTCCAAGTAACAGTCACAATAGCGTCTGCAAGGACATCGTTATTATTATTAACGGTGTCTTTGGTACCAATTTCAACAACTTTCCAAGTGTACGTTGTAGACATTAGTCAGCGATTCCAGGATCAGTTGGAGTTGGTGTAACATTTGCTTCAGCCCAAGGCAGAGCATCGGTTCCAATCTCGTCTTCAAGTTCAAGATCAATTTGTTTCTGAAGTTGCTCGTTAATGTGAGCCAAGTAAGATGCATCATTTTCAACAACGTTGCGAATCCATCCAATTACTTCTGATTCAGTAAGATCTGCAAAATCAGTAAAGTCATCTTCACCAACTGATGCTGCGGTAAAAGGTGTAGCACCGGACCAAGTTGCGACGTTTCCGTCTTCATCTTCTCCAGTAATAGTCCAATATGTGTTACAAACAGCGTTACGTAAAGTGACTCCATCAGTGTTGACTTCGTCTTTAACTTTTAAACGCTCAACTGCATATGTATAAGTAAAAGCCATTTTAGTTCTCCGTCTAGTTTTAAGGGGTTATGAATTATTTATTCATCTGTTCCATTAACATTTTAATCATATTTTCTAATTTGTCAATGGTTTTTTGCTGATTATTAATTTGCTCTTGCTGTTTATTTATCTGTTCTTGTTGCTCTTCAATTTGAATCTGCTGTTCTTTAGTAGATTCAATGAACAAACCAACCATATTGCCATAACGAACGGTTTTACGATCTTTACCTGTTTTAAGATCTTTAGAATCAACAACAATACCAGGTAGTACTTTTTCAACCTGCTGAGCAATTACGCCAGTATATTCGCCTTCACGATCAATATAGTTGTAAGTGATACCATCAAGTTGCTTAACTTTATCAACTGCGTTTTCAATTACTTTAATATTTTCTTTCCAACGAACATCTGAATAGCTAACAAATGCTTGGATATCATCATCAGATTGAATTAAACCATAAGCTTGAACTGCATTAATGCGAGATGTTCCAGCTGGATTTGTATAATAGAATGTGTCATTTTGATCGTAAAATAATGGAGCACGGAAAGAGCCACGAGCTTCAAAATAGCTAGATCTTGTACGACCTTCCCAAGTACCGTTATAGTAAAGATATGTAATGTAGTCTTCGTCAGCATAAAGAATTGCTTCACCATTATCATGATACAATGAGAAGATTGAACCATCATCATCCCAATAGATTCGTCCACAATATGTGTTAGAATCCAAGAATCTTACTTCACCGTGGTCAGAGTTTTCAGAACGTATACTCAGCGTATCAGCGTCATCATCAAAAATATCCCAACCATTATTCAACGTGTATTGGTTAGAGTTAATTACGTTAGTACGAGATGTACTTGCTGGATCCATGTAGTAAGCAGTATCATTACTGTCATAGTAACGGCCGGCATACATTGAACCACCATTTGACGAGTTAACGTCAAGGATTGGAATTGTTCTCCAAGATGAGAATGTTGACCAAGTATTACGGAAACGTAAGTTACCAATTGGACCACCAACCATTTGCCAACCATAGCGAGCTGAACCATTCGAATAGTGATATGCCTGAACACCAACCCAGTGTGATGTGCCTGAAGGCTGGTTAGCTGGATTACTCCAAGAATCAATGAAACCAGAACCCCAGTCAGCAACTACTGCTGTCATATCTTGACGACCCCAGCCCATTGCGCCAGTCCAATAGTTACTATCACCGGTTATACGAGGTCTTGCTCTATAATATTCACCACTGTCTCTTGTATGGCCTGGCAATGCCATAAACGCCATCGTTTCAGGTTGTACACCGCGGAATCTTGTACTGTTATCAGAAGCGCCATTGAAGTAATAAGTTGTGTTGTTTGAATCGTAGAAAATTGGCGCACGTACTGAAGATCCATTAAATAGACCATAATCACCACTAACAATTCTCATTCTCCAAGAACCGCCAGAGTTTAAGATACCAACATTGTTTCC